TCACACATCACAAGGATCAGGGAGTTATGCAAAATTAAACACATCTGTTGCATTTAGTTCTGGGTCAGTTTGGAACTCTACAAGTCCCACCAGTACAACATTTACTGTGGAAGGCAACAATAGTAATGTTAATACTTCAGGTGGTACTTTTATCGCCTACCTATTCGCTGGTGCTGCTTCAACTGCTGCGACTGCAAGGTCTGTTGAGTTTGATGGTAATGATTATTTAAGTATTTCAGGTCATTCTGATTTGGGATTTGGTACAGGTGATTTCACTTTTGAGGCTTGGGTAAAACCTACTAGTTATACCAGTGATGCACCCATTTATCTAGTAGAAAATGGTGGGTTTTTTATATATAAAAACGGAAGTGATTTAAAAGTCAGAGCTAAAGACGGTACAACTTTTATTACTACTTCAAATTTACCAGATACAGGTGTATGGACTCATATAGCGGTTACTAGATCAGGGACAACACTAAGATTGTTTTACAACGGTGCTTTAATAAAAAGTGCAACTTGTTCTTATAATTTTGCAAGTAGCACAGGTTATATAGGTGTTGGAGAAGGATCTTATTGGAATGGATATATTTCTAATTTACGTACTATCAAAGGAACAGCAGCATATACATCATCATTTAAAGCACCAACTGAGCCATTAACAAACATAACTAATACCATACTTTTATGCTGTAATAATAGCTCTGCAACAGGTTCAACTGTAACGCCTTCCACTATTTCTTCTAGTGGAGATCCAACAGCAAGCACAGATAGCCCATTTTCCGATCCTGCTGGATATAAATTTGGTGAAGATAGAAAGCAACAAATAATCAAGTGCGGTAGTCATACTCATAATTCAACTGATCCAGTTCGTATCTATACAGGATGGGCTCCTCAATGGCTCATGTTTAAGAACGCAACACAAGCTAGCAACTGGGCAATGTATGATGTTATGCGAGGTATTTTTATAGGTAGTGATGGACCTTCTCTTGCTGCTGATTCTAATACCGCAGAAAATGGAGTTGTAGGTCAAGGTCAAATTGTTATTCCTCATGGAGATGGTTTTACTATTAAGTATGGACTCACTGCTGCAAATCCTGGTAATGGAGATAAAATAGTTTATGTCGCAATTAGAGGAAATGATGGATCTACTTCATCCACACCAGATGCAGGAACTGATGTATTCGCTATAGATACTGGTAATGCTAGTTCTACTATTCCTACCTTTGATAGTGGATTCCCTGTTGATTTTACATTTGTAAGACCTCTAAACATTACTACTAATTGGGGTACATATTCAAGATTAACTGGCCAAAAGTTCTTGAGATTGAATACAAAAGACGCTGAAGGAACTTATGCAGGTGGAAAATGGGATGACAATGCTGGATTTGGAGCAGAATCTTACTGGGATTCAAATAGTGTGGCCTGGATGTGGAAGCGTGGACTAGGTTGCGATATCGTTAATTTCACAGGTGACAGTGTTCAGGGTCGTGATATAGCCCATAATCTAGGTGTTGCCCCGAATATGATGTGGTTGAAGAACAGAACAAGAACTGCTGGAGGTGGAGCAGATTGGATGGTATATGTAAGTGGAATAACTCACCTGTCAGTTTATGGTAGTGATCCAGATAATTATGGAAATAATCCACCAACTTTAGAATTAAATACAACTGATCAAGCTAACTTTAGTATGAGTGGTACTTGGGATCACACTCATCCGACCAGCACTCATTTCACGGTAGGTGATACTTATAATACAAATCAAGATGGTGAATCTATAATGGCGATCTTGTTCGCCAGCATAGACAAAATCAGCAAGATCGGTAACTATTCAGGAAATGGAAGTAGTGGACAAACCATATCAACAGGATTCCAACCCAGATTTCTTATGATAAGACGAGTAGATACTGCTTCTAATTGGCTTATATTGGATACAACAAGAGGATGGGGTTCTGGAGATGATAAATATATGCTGTTAAATGCTCAAAATGCTCAAGGTGATTATGAAGTTGGAGCTCCAGTATCTAATGGATTTACTTTAGTTGGCGATAATGATTACAATCAGAATACCAAACAGTACATATACTACGCTCATGCATAGGACAGATTAAGAACTGTCACACCATTCGTTAACTCGGCAATATCTGTGTTATAATAAGTCCATCAAATAATTTCCATTGATGAAATATTCGTTATCGGACAAACTACTATTTGTCACCACGTTCCTCATTTTTATGAATTGGGGTGTACGTCTAACTCAGTCCGCCATTATCTTCGTTTATTGATGAAAGCAGAATTTCTTTGTGTTAAACCCAAGTCTCCTACTGCGGAGGACAGGTTTAATAATGATATGGATCGTCTACATTCATGTCGTATAGTCAAGCGTGAGCATGGTAAGGTTGTGCTTGCATCTATTTCTCGTAGGTATTCTTTTGAGATCTTTGAGAGTGGAGATGACAACTGGGAAGTTGTTAAATAATTAAACTTACATTCTGAATCACATGAAGGATCAAAACACATTGGAAAAGAAACTGACTTCGTTTGAGAAGTGGGATGCTGCACATTCTATTTTTTTAGAATCGTTGTTGAAACCTGATAATCATCTCAGATCATGCGCTCATAACCAACAATGTTATGACGAGTTGATGGAAATTAGAGACTATGTTGTTGATATGACTAGGAAGATGCACAACCCTCGCAAATATATCGAATGATTACGGAACTCTAAAGAGAATCTAAAATTTATAGATAAGTCATATAACTATGTTATAATATCCTCACATTCCACCATAGAACTATGATTAATCTAGACGAACGATACCTATCCTACATGGATGGCAGTAAGAAAATGAGGATAGATGGTATAGAAGAGAAGGTTGAGTCTTATGGATGGCACTGCGATGGTAATGATATAAAAGGACATTACGTTACGACAGAGAATTATAAATTATACTACGATATGGAAGGACTGTTCACTAAGATGGTGGCACTTCGAGAACTGTCACACGCCCTTTCATAATCCAACATTTTCTGTTATAATACATGTATTGAGAATTAAATGTATTGATTAAACTACGATTACATCAACAAGATGCTTTAGATGTAATGCAGTTACAATCTAAGGGTCAGGTGATTGTTCCCACTGGTGGTGGTAAAACAATGTGTATGATTGAGGATGCTAAGATACAATTTGCAAGTAGTTTACCTAAGACTATTGTAATTGTTGCACCTCGTATATTATTAGCACAGCAATTATGTGAGGATTTCTTAGAACTAATTGATAATGTGGATGTACTTCATGTTCACTCAGGAGAGACACATCACAAGAGTACAACTAAAGCAGACGAGATAGATTACTGGGTTAATAATAACACAGATAATGTACTGATATTTACAACATATCATTCATTACATAGAGTACAAGAAAGTAATATTCAGGTGGATGCAATATACTTTGATGAAGCACATAATAGTGTTCAGAAGAACTTTGTTGAACCAACTGAGTTCTTTTCAATGTATTCAAAGCGTTGCTATTTCTTTACTGCTACACCTAAACATTCTAAGACTCCTTTTAAGATAGGGATGAATGATGAGGACATCTATGGTAAAGTCATAGTCAACGTACCAGCACCTCAGTTAGTAGATGAAGGACATATATTACCACCTAAAGTTAAGATCAAGAAGATAGATGTAGTAGAAGATAGTAGATTCAAACATGAGCATGATTGTGACCATGTTATATCAACTATAGATGATATTGATATTGATAAAGTATTAGTCTGTGCTAGATCTACCAAACAGATTGTTAATCTAGTATCTCAATCTGACTTCTGCATTGAACTTAATGCTCGTGGTTATGACTGGATGTATATAACTGCTAAAACTGGTGGTGTTATCAATGGTAAGAAAGTAGATCGTGATGAGTTCTTTACTACACTTAATCAGTGGGGTAATGATGATACTAAGAAGTTCGTTGTATTGCATCATAGTATATTATCTGAGGGCATCAATGTCAAAGGATTAGAAGCAGCAGTATTCTTAAGAAACATGGATTACATTACTATTAGTCAGACTATTGGTAGAGTAATAAGAAAGGGAAATGATACTAAGACTTATGGGTTGATTTCTGTACCAGTATATGATAGAGTGGGTATATCTACATCACGCAAAGTTGAGGCAGTTGTTGATACTATTTTCAATCAGGGTGAACCAGCAATTTCTGTAATTACAAGATGAAGGATACAATACTATTTGGTGATTGTCGAGAGACACTTAAACAATTCGATGAAAAAGCTAGGTGCTGTGTGACATCTCCACCTTACTATGGTCTTCGTGATTATGGGGGTGAGGATAATCAAATAGGACAGGAACAATCACCAGAAGAATATATTGAAGAGATGGTAAATGTCTTTAGGTTAGTAAGAGATAACCTAACAGATGATGGTACATTGTGGTTGAATATTGGTGATAGTTATTATAATTACAGGAAAGATGGTTGCATACCTAAACAAACATTTACAAATAGTAGACAAGATCTACCAAAGACTACACCTCGTAGGAGTAATAAACTTGTAGGATATAAAGATAAAGATTTAATTGGAATACCTTGGATGTTAGCATTTGCATTAAGAGCAGATGGATGGTACTTAAGGCAAGATATTATATGGCATAAACCTAATCCAATGCCTGAAAGTGTAAGAGATAGATGTACTAAGTCACATGAATATATCTTCCTCTTAAGTAAGAGTAAATATTATTATTATGACAATGAAAGTATAAAAGAACCAGCACAAGATTGGGGTACAAGAGATAGAACTAACGGCAAATATCACAATGAAGGTACAGGTTTACAACCTCATTCTGGACTCACTAAATCATACTCAAAGAGGAATAAACGTAGTGTATGGAGTATAAACAAGAAACCATATAAAGGTGCTCATTTTGCAACTTATCCTGAAGAGTTAATTAAACCATGTATATTAGCAGGTAGTGAGAAGAATGATATTGTGCTTGATCCATTTATGGGAAGTGGCACAACCGCAGCAGTAGCAAGGAGTTTGGGTCGGTATTATATTGGATGTGAACTGCATGAAGATTACAATAAGTTAATAGGTGAACGTGTACCAGTTGATATTACAAAGCTTTTGTGATATACTATGCAATATAAAACCCCCTATTTTCATAGAGGGTTGTTGGTATATTTAATTTGATTCATTCGTTAAGTGAGCATATCCTTGCAGACTCGTTTGCAACTTGATTGATCATCTTCACATTCAATGAGACAATTAAAGTAATCATTGAGTAACTGATTGTGGTAATCTGTTGTTTCCTCTAATTGAGTAACATTAGATCTCCAACCTTCTAATTGATTATGTGACATTAAGTTGTGCATTTTAAACTCCGATTGAATTTAATTCATAATATACCACTATTTATTCATTTTGTCATCAATTACTGACATTTATTACACACTTCGCAATAAAGATTATGATTACTAAAGAGAAAGTAAGAAACCAAGTTAAGAGTAGGTTCTATTACTTATTCTGGGGAATTGCAACCTTTTCTGTAGTTGCTGGTCAATTATATGTTGGTTCGGGATATAGAATTTTTGCTGGTGCATTAAATAGAATCTTTGATACTATTGAAGTACAAGTTAGTGATGAGTATGAAAGATTCTACTGATAATATATAACAATGAGTACACGATCTTTCAATGTGAAGAGTATAAAAACATCAGATATTGAACGTATGGTTGACCAGTTGGTTGAAGAATATAATATTAATGATGAAGATAGTTTCAGTTTATCTTTAAACCTATACTCATGGTTTGAAGAACACGAGTATATTATTGAAGACTAATTCACCCTACTAATTGATACTAATGTATGAACCAAAAGTTGATGATTATGTTATTTGGAGAAAACCAAATGGAGATATAGACGAGGGATGGGTATATTTTAAGGGTGATCCAGTTGATAATGAAAAGCGTATAAAGCAAGGGTGGAACTCGATTTCACAGTATATAACTATAGAAATCCATGTATATCCTAAGAAAGAATGTGTTTATACTTCTGGAAAACCAATGAGACATAAGAACATACATTGCTTGCTAATATGTAATAAAGAGAACTGGAATGAGTTGGAATATGTAAAGAATAGAAGAGAATATAATATGGCAGATGGTTATAAATCGCAAGAGGGAAGACATCCTGACTATTAGGACAGTCAACAAAGTGGCACACGCTTTACCCCACTGCCACCAAAATCATGTATTATATAAATGTTGAGAGATCACTAGGTTTCTAACTACTCTGACACTGATTGAAACGTGGCAGTAAGATTCTTAATTAGACTTGGTAAACAAGTTAGGATAGAATCAACCGTCTGATGTAATTCGTTTCAACGATAAGAAGCAGAGACATTATGTTAGAGTAATTTACTTACCCTAGTCTCTCAACCACCATTTGGTGACCATTTGGGCAAGGATCTATGGTTGTCTCTGTTCAGCAGAGAAATTACGTCCTGTAAGTCCCACATTACACACTTGCATTTTTGTTACTTATGGCAACTAGGAGAAGAACTTCAGCAGTTAAATCTACAACTGCCAAGAAAACACCTAGAACTGTTGTTAAGAAAACCACTGTAACTCCAGCAAAAAGTGTAAATAAGATTACACAGATTGAGGCAGTTAAAGTGACAGAAACACCAGTTAAAAATGTTGAAAAGAAAGTAAGAAGATCTGTAAGAGAATTAGATGGACTAGAGTTAATCTTACTCCCTCTATTATATCTTGAAGATTTCACAAAAAGACTTATCAACAACCAGTTTTAGAACTGGCACACACAACCCCCATTCGGGGGTTTTTTAGTTTATAATAATAGTATGAAAAACACACACATGGAACACCCTGAAGATTTGGTATTAAGTGGTGATCTAAGTGTATTAAACTGGTTCACTGCTGATTCTAAAATATCAGTTAAGATTGATGGTTCTCCAGCAATAGTTTGGGGTACTAATCCTGCCACTGGCAATTTCTTTGTTGGTACTAAATCTGTATTCAACAAAGTTAAAATTAAGATCAATGAATCGCATGAGGATATTGATACTAACCACTCTGGTAAAGTAGCAAGAATTCTACATGAATGTTATGACAATTTACCATTTTTGGATGGTATTTACCAAGGTGACTTTATAGGATTTGGTGGTGATAATGTATATCAACCCAACCTAATTGCATACGCTTTCAGTAAAGTTATTGATCAACCTATTATCATTGCACCACATACTTATTATGAGGCACATGATGATTTGAGGAACGCAGTTGTTAAACCTTTTGAGTTTAATTGGGCAGACAATGAGTATGTTAAATGGATAGAACCAGAAGCAGAGATAGATTTAGATGTTGATAGTATCACCACTAAATGTAACTTTGCAAAGCAGATTGCAACACTATGTGAGTTCCCCGATAGAACTATTGTTGCACGAGTTAAGAAACATCTTAATAGATGTATCAAAGAGGGTGTAAAATTAGATGATCTAGTATTACACGCACTCGCAGATTACAATCATGTTGATATAAATGTCCTCAGATTGTGGAAGTTAGTATCAACAATCAAGATGCAGATGTTAGATTACATTATGGTTGAAGATAATGTAGAATGTTATATCAATGGTGAAGATGTTGGGCATGAAGGTTATGTTCTTCACAACGAATTTGGTTCATATAAGATTGTAGATAGGGAGGTATTTTCTAGAGCAAACTTTCTAATTCAAAGACCATGATCTGCACATCAGGTGATAAGTATTGTCACTACATTGCCCTTGATGCTTACAAATACTTCTGTAATCATCACTCTGGAGATACATTCAGTAAGAAGGAAATTGAGGTGCATTATTGTGACTTAACCGAAGATAATGTATTCGGTTGGTGTGAACGAGTGGATGAAGATTCATGGTTAGTTACTATACATAATGCTCTAGGATATGAGGAGCATTTTAGAACATTATTCCACGAATTTACCCATGTAGTTCAAGACATTTTTGGCATCAAAGATGAGGAGATAAGAGAATCTCAAGCATATCAGATTGAAGGCACTATGTATAGAGAAATGTGTGCCAGTTTAAAAAGTGTCCTCTAATGCCCCCAGAATCGTCTGTAAGGGTTATAATAGAACAGTACAAGGGATTTTACCACTATGGCAACATTAACTGAAAGAATTGCAGAGTGGACACAGACCTACTGTGATTCTTTAACAGAAAACTACAAACAACATTCATTAAGAATGTTTGCTGGATCTGATTCTGACTACTCTAAAAAGAGGTTAGAAGATGTAAACAATGGCACTGCTAATCTTGCTAAGTTTGTTATCAAGAATGGTCGCAAGTATTACAAGATTATGCAACATGACTTCGACACATTTCAAGATCGTAATGAATATCGTGAGGGATGTGTTCATGCCTTCGTTGATAAGAATACTGGTGAAGTTTACAAACCAGCATCATACAATGCACCAGCAAAGTATGTTCGTTATGATATGAGAATTATCAATCAACGTGAGCAATTACATGATCCAACATTTACAGGTTGGGCAGGTGGTTATCTTTACTTGAGGTAATCTGATGACTACAATGACATTTAAACCTATCACTTCTCACACTAGAAGTGGTAGGTCAGGTAAACACATTATGTGTCCTATTTGTAAATCTGTATCTAAAGTTTATCATTTTAGTTGGTCTGCAATTTCTTGTCAGCACTGCTATACTGATGTTGATAAATTACATTGGAGTGTAGAGGTTAAATGAAAATTAACAAAGAGCATTTGCTCAGTATTAATATTACTGAAACAGTAGAACAATTCTATCCTAAGTTAACATCTGATGAGATAGAAATGATTTCTATTGATATAAAAAAGAAGTGGGATTATGCTGCAATGTATACAGAAATGAGAGAACATATTAAAGAATATTGTTGTTTTGCAAGAATAGATTTAACCAACAAAGATGGTGTTTACTCTGGAGATTAACTCACTATGGCAATTTATGATGATGTAAAGATCACGATTAATTTAAATGAATTAGTCGAGATTAGGGCAAAGCTTTTAACTCAATACGAGAATTATGCCACTAAAGTAAACAATGGAGAATATCTTGATAAGAATGATATAGATCGAATTGCAGTAAATTTGAGAGAAACTATTACATTTGAATCACTATTTCAGATGGTAGATACATCTATCCTAGAATATTTGGATTTAAATGAGAAGAATCCAAGTACAACTATTGAAACGATTGAGTTAACAATGGAGAAGGAAAAGAAAGAAAGAGAGAAACAATTCAAAAAACAGTTTGAGTTAGTTAGCATAGTCAATCCTTCATGGACAATAGAAGTACCGAGGATAAAAAGATGACTGAGTATCAATGGGATGAGGAATTTTACCGTCAAATAGTTATAGATCATAACTATAGATTTCCAAAGTTCAATAACATCGACTATCCTATATTAAGGGATAAAAGTATAAACAAATCGTGTGACAGTTCACAAACTGTCCACTAATCCCCCATTTGACCCTAAAATCGTGTATTATATAAGAGTGGAGGGGAACGAGTTAGTACCTATCCGACCTTGTAAGGTAGCACTGAAATAGAGTGTGGTAATTCCTTACATAACTGAAGTTAGGTGAAGCACCTCTTGACCGTTCCCTCCACTTGTATTTTCGCATTATTTGTTTATGTCAACTCTAGCAAATGAAGTCATTTTTGAGACATTATTTGATGAGACATTAGACGAG